CGCTGATCGTTTGGCTTTAATGCTAGGAATGGTTCTGTATATGTATTCAGAGCCACCACGTGCTTGAACATCTCATGACTCATGCCCAATAAACGTTCAATTTCTTGTTGCGTTTCTCTGCTGTCGCCTTGACTGTTGTCGTCCTTGGCTTCTTGTTCTTGTTCACCTATGTAGAATTTTAATACATTAGGTTTACGACCACGCTCAATCTTATAGTCAACGCCATTAACTTCAAAGTCTACAGTGACTAACATGGCCTTTTGATTAGTCTTATTAACCAAATTATCTTTACGTATGTTTGTCAAAGCCGTACCATACAAACTATAACTTAGTGCGTTGATAATAGTGGTCTTACCTGTACCGTTACGTGCACCTGTGTCGTCACCACCTAGATCAATGTTCTCACCTAGGACTAAGGTCAAGTCCTTGCGGTCAAAGTTAACCGCCTGGGTACTATTGCCCACACTCATAAAGTTTTTAACTGTGAGATATTTTATTTTGAACATAATTCTTTTAACAGCACTTGATAGATATGTATATTACCAGGTTGATTGTAATGCATCACTGGTCCTTTGTTTTCTAAATAAAATTCATAAAAGTTTATAATATTAGGAAATTCAAACAATTTTGAGTAATCAAAATGTGTGATATGTGTGACTGATTTCCCATTGACTAAACTTTGAATTTCTTTACATATCATATTATGCACATCAATAGCATAGTCTAGATCAAATATATGTTTAAAATATTGCTGACATGCTACTGAAAATTGATCAGTGCGATTCTCAATGTCAGCAAGTATAATGTCACAATTTTTATGATACTGGCTTTCACTATGAATAGGATTGTGGTTTACATGCACCCGTGTTGCGCTAGTGTGAGTGATTATTATATGATCAAACTGCTCTAGATCACTATTCCTTAGTTGTTCTAATATTTTATACTCACCGATACCACATTCGCAATGATTAATAATATCATAATGGGCTGATAATAATGAAAACCAACCACTGAACTCGTCAGTCTGTTTAGCAACCCCAAAACTATCACCAAATAGGCCTATTTTCAATTAGTACTCCACAAATTAGCAATAAAATCAGCAAGATATCGTTGACCTTCAATTGAAGGATGTTTAGTACCCGGGTCCAATAACTTCAATTGAACGCAGGCGTCAGATAAACTGAAGTTAGTTGGTTGATAATAATTAGTTAAATCAAATTGATCGTAGATATTTTTTATTTCTAGTTCTTCAGCGGCAATCTGAACGTCGTTCATAGAGTCAAACGCATCAAGATAGATTATTTTATCGTTAATTGGTAGTTTGGTCAACTGTAACCAATTTGATAAATTATATGAATCAGAATTAATAAACAAATAATTATAAGATTTATTTTTTAAATACTCTTGAAACATCAATATTTTTTGTAGCGTAAGTTTTAAATCAAATAGATCATTAGACCAATAACGATAGTGCAACGACAGATATTCTTTATATTCTTTAGTATCGCCGTACAATGCGTTAGACATAGTAGGATTACCGTTAACTAAAAAATTATTATCTCGGCGTACCATTAATGTACGACGGAGAGCCGGCCAAGCTATAATTACATTATCGTACTTGTTAGCGGACAAGTATTTCATAGTAGTATAGATCACATAATCTACGCTTGCACCACGTGTGGCTAAGTTTGTTATTTGAGCACCAATTTTTCTCCCAAAAAGAATTGGCCACGCATGTTCTTTGGGATCGTCCAATCCATCACCATAGGTATAACTAGCGCCGTTAATTAAAAAACTCATAGGTGCCTATAGATATCAAGTAATAAGTTTGGATCGTAATGCTCACTAGCAATATTAGTCAATTGATTAGTGACAATAGTATCGATACTTTCAAATTGTATGTTGCCTAGGATGATGTCTTGCCCAATGTCCATATTTTTGACTGGTAACAATGTTAGTTCTCTTAAACTGTAAGTACCAACGAATGTTTCTTTGATAAATGTAGCTTCTTCGTAAGTGATATCAATATCTAGATTGACACGACAGTGCATGTTTGGTAGTAGTAATGTTTCTGGAGCCTTAAGCACATCACTTAAATTCAACACACGATAGCGAGGTTGTCCTGGCCATGAATGGAACACGGGCTCTTGCCCCCATTCGATTATCATCATACCACGATCGTCATCACCAGCGTCAGCATAGTTGTGCGGAAAACAGTTGCCCATATAGGTAATATTGCCACGTGTCTGGCGTTTATGGAAGTGTCCAGTGAACACCTTCTCTACACCGTTGAACGCCCCTTCTTTGATCTCACCAGTGTCTGGCATGGCTACCATGGCATTCATATAGAAGTGCGGAAGTTCCAAATGTCCAAACATATACTTGGCTGAAATCTTACCTAGTTTTTTATGATCATCACCAACTAACCAAGGGACGATACTGACATCACCTTCTTTGTAGAAGTCGTTGATGATCTCAATGTTGGGAATATGTCGGGCCCACTCTGCTGATTGTATGTCACGTTTGTCCCTATAGTATAGATCGTGATTACCTGGAATGAAGAACACACGATCAAAGGCCTTGCCTAGTAACTCTAGGGCAGTAAGGCTATAGTTGAGTGTGACTATGTTGATCGCCGCGCGATTGTTATGCCAGTCACCTGTCATGAAACAGGTATCACAGCCCTCAGCCTTGGCGGTTTCTATAAACCATTTGACAAAGTTAAGACAATCGTCGTTGTGAGTACTACTGTTAGACTTTAATCCAAAATGAATGTCAGTCAGAACAGCTGCTTTCTTGAATAGATTAGCCATAGTTATAGTATACGCGACTTAAGAGTGTAGTGCAAATCTAATGTTGCCAATTATTCTTCGTAGTGCCCGCCACCAGCACCCCAATCCCCCTGGCGAGTATAGCTGGGACTGTACCCACTTATCTCTAGGATGTCATCACGGATATTCTGATTGCGTTTCTCGATGTTCAGCACGCGAGTGAAGCTGTTGGTGATGGCAGCAGTATAGTAGGCAAAGGGATTTTGTGATTTAGCTTCGTCAAACTGTAGCCCAATTTGACTTAGTTGTAATAATGCCTGGCTACGCATCTCATCGTTGTAGGTATATCCACGCCAGTTTGATCTAGTAGCATAACGTTCACATAGTTTAATAAACATGTGCGCTAGTTTATTGGTCATCGTGCCGTGATCTTTTGAAAATTTACCTTTTTCAACGCCGCCCTTCCAATGGCTTTTGCCTACGCAGATGGGTGTGCCTTCTTCGTCGACTTTAAAATGTTGAAATGGAGGAAAGTTTACTTTGGTATACTTGATAGCGCCTTTGACTACTACTGGTTCATCATACTCGGTTTCAAAGTTTTCTTCATCTGCATCATACTCTTCTTGTGCTTTGGCATCGGCTTTTTTCTGTTTAGCTTCGTCTACAGGTATATGTGCCCAAGTCATCACACGGAAAACAACGTCTGTTTGTGGAATATCTTTGGTGGGAGTAAGGTATTCATCTAGTTTTTTCTTAACGCCATTTAATAGATCCGCTTCTTGTACTTCTTTAGCTAGGCGTTCTGCACGTAGTTTGCGTGCTTCAGCAATGGCTTTTTTAGAGATCTTGTCAACACCTGTGACGATCATGTCATAACTTTTAACTGTATCGTCCACAAAACTACAATAAGTCAACTTACTTTTAGCGATTTCTTTAAGTATGTCTTTATTGTTTAAATAATTCACCTTTCTCATCGTTAAGTTTTCCTTTTAAACTACTACTATTATATAACCTATAAATACAGTATACAAGAGGTATTTGATAAAATGGCATTTTTCCCACAACAAAACATAGGTATACCATCACCTACCAGCGTAAACTTCACTGGCAGTAACACTGTGTTTGATCTATTGAAACCCAGCACTAGTCGATTAAACATAGCTGGATTACTTCCCGGTGGTGCTAGCAGCCTAGGCAAAAATATTCCTAATATTGGTTTCCAAAGTCTAGCAGGCACAGGCGGTGCTACTGCTGCAGCTGAAGACGATTGGCGTGTGCGTGTTAGTCTAAGCCCTAATGCTAAGATATTCTATCAAGATCTCAGCTTAGGACCTAATGCACTGCAACATCCTCTAATAGAAACCAACGGCGTTATTTGGCCATACACTCCACAGATTACTGTGAATCACAATGCAGGGTATTCAACAGCACATCTTACACATAGTAATTATCCCGCACATTTTTATAACAGTTCGGAAGTGGCAGCCATACAAGTGTCAGGGGATTTCACTGTGCAAAACATGGAAGACGGACAATATTTGATGGCCGCTGTGTATTTCTTCCGCTCAGCCACAAAGATGTTTTTTGGACAAGGCAGTAATGTAGGTAATCCGCCACCCATAGTATTCTTAGATGGATACGGCAGTCACTATTTCCCACATGTGCCCTGTGTGATAACACAGTTTAGCCATACATTGCCCAGCGAAGTTGATTACATCCAAGTTCCTATCAGCCAAACTGTGTTAGATACTAGCCCGACAGATCCTAATCGCAGTGTTAATCTGACACCCGACGAACAAAAAAATGTTCCTAGCCTGCTAGTTAGTAATACACAGGCTACTACACCTAGCACACAGGCTACTGTGCGTGCTAGCAGAACCAAAACTATTACAACTACCACACGTGTACCAACTACTAGTACCGTTTCGGTAACACTACTTCCAGTATACAGTCGTAAAAATCTACATGAACGATTTGATCTTGAAAAATTTGCCGCAGGTGGTTTATTACAAGATAACGACAATGGGTTTGGAGGATTCATTTAATGGCTATAACTTACAATAGAACCAGTCCCTATGCCAACACAGACACATATGGATTCTTCCTAGATGTGGCAAATATTCCTCAGATACCATTGGATCCCAGTGATGTTCAATATCAGATAGATGCTATCTACAAAGGTCGTCCGGATCTATTGGCATTTGACTTGTATGGTGATAGCACATTGTGGTGGGTATTCTCTATCCGTAATCCAAATGTCTTGCAAGATCCCATATATGATTTCCAACCAGGCGTGATTATCTATGTGCCAAAAAAGCAAAATCTAACCACAGCATTAGGATTGTAATAGATGGCAGATTCGAATACCTTATCGGCTCGACGTGCTAAAGGATATCTCAGAGAACTTGGCTGGACCAACAATCAAGCCGCAGGGCTAGTTGGCAACTTCCAGCAAGAATCAGGTGTAAATCTTGATCCCAGCATTACTAGTCCAGATGGTACCAGTTATGGTATCGCACAGTGGACTGCTCCTAGACAGAACATATTCAAACAAACTTATGGTAAACCCATACAAGGTACTAGTTTAAAAGAACAACTAGATTTTGTAAACTACGAATTAAACAATAACGAAAAAGCCGCAGGTGATGCTCTACGAGCAACTACTACAGCTAGTGAAGCTGCTTTGGTAGTATCCAATCGATACGAACGCCCTAGCCCTGCATTTGCTAATAATAGCCAACGGGTGGCTTATGCTAACAATGTAGCCCCCACCCCGATCACTGTGGCTGCCAACGACACTCTCAGTCAGAATGAACAAGAGAAACTAGACAATCAAGCGCCCAGTGAAGAAGGTGAAGCTATTAGACAAACTCTGCAACGTGAAGCAGATTCTGAATTTGGCGAAGGCAAAGTTGAGATCGGTGAAGTTACCTTTGTTGAAAATACTGAAACCCCAAACGCAGCCAATACCACAGCGACCAATACCACTACTATCAGCACCAAACCCTTGCCTAATAGGCTTCATCAATACCCAACTTATATCTATGGTTTAAGCCTACACATACTTTCTGATCTACAGTATAATAAGGTAGTAGAACAACAAACCTATACTCCAGCTAATGTTCTTATAGCCAGTGCTGGTAGATACAGTAGTTCATTCCCACGCAATGAATTCTTTAACGAGGATTTTTATTTTGATGATTGCGATATCACAACAGTTATCGCGCCAAATGATACGAGTCGCAACACCAATGCGATCGAAATGAAATTTACCATCATCGAACCATATGGATTTACCTTGGTAGAAAGACTTTTACGTGTAGCAGATGCACTTAAGAGCAAAAATTATCTAGACATGCCTTATCTGTTACAGATAGATTTCTTTGCTATGGATGATGCTGGTAATATCGTAGGCAGCATAAATGATCTGAGAAAACGCATACCTATCAAGATAATTAAAATGGACATACGAGTCTCGGGCAAAGGCGCAGAATATAAGATCGCCGCAGTGCCATTTAATCACAGTGCTTACGAATCAACCAGCGTTACTACTCCGGCAAACTTTGAAATCACTTCGTCCACAGTGGCTGAGTTCTTCCAAAGTGCCGCGGATGCAGATCAGTTTAGTCAACTGTTAGCTGCGCAAAATGCACAAGAAAGAGAAACAACAAACAAGAATGCACCAACTCCATCAACTAATGCCAATGCCAATAGATTATCCACAGCAAATTTTGCCGCAGGACCTATACCAACTACCGCAAGGAATGCAGGTAAAAATCCTCCCCCAACTAAAAGAACTTTTACTACAGTCAAGAGCTATGGTAGTGCTATCAATGATTGGTATCGTGCATTAAAAGAAAGTCGCAAGACCAGCAGCAATGACATTTATAAGTTTGAATTCCTTCCAGATCCTGAAACTGGTGAAGACATGATCGGGTCTGCACAGTTCATACAAAAAAACATCAACACACCAAAAGATACTCCTATGAAGAGTAATCAGAATGTCAATGATCAAGTCACTATGGCTCGATCTGATTTGGGTGATACCAGCACAGGTATACATGACATCACCAAGGCCATATTCCAAGTGCAGTATGGAACTACCATTGAAAAATTATTAGAGTATGTGATACGTAACAGTGACTATATCCAACGACAATTAATTGTTCCCGAAGATCCAGATTATGATAGACAAAAAGAAGCATTCAAAAATAAACCACTTTATTGGTTTAAGATCGTGCCAATAGTTAGATTACTAGAATTTGATAAAATTAAACGATTATGGGCCAGAGAAATCACCTATACAGTGCAACCTTATAAGGTTTATAATGTCCGTCTCGATGTTGGCCCACAAGGTGTGCAACTTTACCCAGTAAAAAATTATAATTACATCTACACTGGACAAAACGACGATGTGTTTGATTTTGACATTAACTTTAATGCTCTTTATTATAATCAAGTTACTGCGTTTAGAGATAATCTAGGTGAATTAAATCCCAGCGGGGATTCCTATACGCAAGACTATTTGGTGCAGAATGCACCAAATTACGGTGGCGGTGAACCACCAAAAAGCATTGATTATAATGCAGTAATGCCTATGGTAGTTAAACCTATAGTGCAGAATTCTAAAGCACAGGCCACGGGTGGTGCAAATACGGCCAAAGAAGTAGCTTCAGTTGATCTGGCAGATAGCCTCATGACCAATAGCCAGGCTGACATGCTGAAATTAACTCTGAAGATCCTAGGTGATCCGGATTATATAAAACAGGATGATATATTCTATAGGCCAAGATTGATAGGCGAAGAAAAAAATTTAGCGAGTCAACCAAACAACGATCCTCGTCTGCTGCCCAACAATGGTAGTTTGGTCATGGATGGTGGTGGAATATACACACAGGTATTATTTAGGACACCAACAGACATTGATGAAAACACAGGGCTGATGAAATTTGATCCTAATTACAAGCACAGTGTGTTCTCTGGATTATACCAAGTAATTAAAGTAGTTAGCCATTTTTCAAACGGACAGTTTACACAAGATGTAGAAATGGTTCGCTTGCCACGACAAGTAGCATTTGACTATGTTAGTAACAATCAAAATAACAAGTCATCTAATAGGGATGAAAGTTCACAGCAGACACAACCGGGATTAAGCCCACCAAACCCTACGCCAAATCCTAGTACGTTAGTCTCAGGTGGTGGAGCTCCAGCAAGTCCAGCAGATCTAGCAGACACAGCTACAGATCAAACACCCGGAGGCGATCAACCAGCTGCTGAAGCTGCAAACAGTGAACCACCTCCTGCTCAGGCTGATTTGCGTTCTCCATTGGCAAGAGTCAGAGATACAGCACCAACACAGACTATAGATGTAAATACTCGACCACCACAGTTAGGCAATGACGCTACTGATGCACAATTGGCAGAAAATTATAGACAGAAAGCTACATATTTCCAAAATTTAGCAAACAAAGCATCAGCGTCAGGAGATAGTGAATTAGCTGCCGCATATCAAGAACAAGTTCCAGTGTATCAAGGATATGCCGCACGTCGTCAAGCATTAGCAGATGGCACATCAAATCAATAGGAAGTAGTATATGGCAATAGATCACAGAATAGGCAGTAAGGTAATCAAAAATGCACGCAGAGAAGAAGCTACAGGCACTCGCGTTGATCCCTATCCATACATTGGTATAGTCAAAAACAATCTTGATCCTACACGCAGTGGTCGCCTACAGGTGTATATTCCAGATCTGGGTGGACCACAAGATGAGCCTAACAACTGGCGCACAGTGAGTTACGCTAGCCCATTCCAAGGATATACTCCCTTAACAGAAAAAAGTTCAGAAAAGCCCAGCACAGCCAATAGATTTGAAACTGTACATCATACCTATGGTATGTGGATGGTGCCTCCAGACATCGGTGTGCAGGTAATAGTATTGTTCGTAGGCGGTGATCCCTTACGTGGTTATTGGTTAGCCTGTGTGAACCCTCATCTAAGCCATTTTATGTTACCAGGTATGGCAGGAACACCCAATGTAGATCCTGAAACACTCAGTGCCAGCGAAAAGAAAGCCTATCTAAGCGGAACAGCGATAAATTTACCTACGGCAGAATTTAATGAATATACTAAAGATTTTACTAACGAAGCCTACTATAATAATAATAAGCCAATACACAGGATACAACTTGAAATATTAAAATTACAGGGCCTAGATAGAGATCCCATACGCGGTTCAATATCCAGTTCAAGCCAGCGTGAAAGCCCTAGCCATGTATTTGGTATATCAACTCCTGGTCGACCCTTGATCGATCCTGCCGACGATAAAGCAAAATATCTTGAACAGCTTAATACTGGTAACATAGATAAGAAATATCTGTTTGTCAAATCACGCAAAGGTGGACATCAGTTCGTCATGGATGATGGCGCGGCTTTGGGCGAAGATCAATTGGTTCGATTGCGCACAGCTAAAGGTCATCAGGTCCTTATGCATGACACTAATAATACGATCTATATTGGTCATGCAGATGGTGAAAGCTGGATCGAATTAAATGCTGATGGTGGAATGAATGTATTTACAACATCATCACTAAACATGCGAGCTAAAGGCACTATCAATCTACACACAGACAGTGATTTTAATCTAAATGCTGATGGTGATGTGAATATTTCTGCAGGTGGCAAGTTTGCTGTTAACAGCCAAGGTACTGAACTATTACAATCTTTCTTAAGCATAGAAAGCACAGGTAGAGTTGGTATAAAAACCGGTGGGGATTTCTTAGTTGATGCACAGGGCAAGATCAGCCTCAAAGCTGGCGGTATATTTGCCTCAGAAGGCAGTGGAATCTATCAGAATAGTGGCAAGACAGTAAGTATCCCTGCATTTAAACCTATACAGGTCAATAAACTGCCCGATACAGAGGACCAAGGCGGATATTGGAACATAGTGCCCGGAGCACTATCTACTATAGTCACTGCTGCACCAAGCCATGAACCATATTTTAGAGGTGAGACTGGGGTATTCTTCCTACCAACAAGCCCTGGCATACAGCCCGGCGCTGCATGGTCAGAAGCAGTTGATACTACTAAACAAGCACAGGATACAGGAGTGCAAAATCCTGCACAAGATAAAGATCTACGCAATCAACCTGCCTGTGATTGCAGTTTAGGTAATCTTGATAGTGATCAGCTGACAGCGTATTTTGCACAAATTGGCAAGAGTGAAAGCGGTGGTAACTATGCGGCAGTAAACACCATAGGATATGTAGGCAAATATCAATTTGGTTATCCTGCACTGATCGATACAGGCTATGTTAAATCAAGCTGCACATCAAATGCGCAACTACGCAATCCTAATGTGTGGACAGGTAAAGGTGGGATCGACAGCTTAGAAGCTTGGTTGGCTAGCTCAGCTGAACAAGAATCAGCTATGTGTGATTATACCAAACGTAATTACGCTACTATGTGCCGTATTGGTGCAGTTACAGCTGATCAGACATCTGAAGATGTTGCTGGTATGTTGGCAGTAAGCCATCTGTTAGGTCCTGGTGGTGCTAAAAAATATCGCCAAGGACAGAATAGTGCAGATGCCTATGGTACTACTGGTGCTACTTACTTTAACAAAGGCAAGTATGCAGTCGCGGTCCTCGCACCTAAATTACCAGCCATAAATGCCGGATAAATATTATTATGGCTACTACATATAAAGGATTCAGCACTCAAGCAGGTAATAAAAATTTCCGCTTGACTGACTTTGATCTAATCAAACAGGACATCTTAAATCACTTTAATATCCGCAAGGGCGAAAAATTGATGCGTCCAAATTTTGGTACTATCATATGGAACGTCCTACACGAACCCTTTACTGAAGACCTAAAGAGTGTAATAACACAAGATGTTCAGGCTATTGCCAGCTATGACCCACGTGTTAGTTTTGATAATATTATCATCACAGAGTATGATCAAGGCATACAGATAGAGCTACAACTACGCTACGTTCAAACTAATCAGACTGATCTTATGCTGATGACGTTTAATGGTGATGCTAACAGACTCACAGCCAGTTAATTAACTACACAGTTTATTTTCCTGATAAATACTATATAATAGGAAAACAAGCATGGCGATTACCACCAGACAAACCAGTTTATTAGTTGCAGAAGATTGGACCAAGCTGTATCAAACTTTCCGTAACGCAGATTTTCAAAGCTATGACTACGAAACTCTGCGTGCTAGCATGATCAGTTATCTGCAGTTATATTATCCTGAAGACTTTAATGATTTTATTGAATCAAGCGAATTTATCGCATTGATTGATATGATCGCTTTCCTAGGTCAGAGTCTGGCTTTCCGCGCTGATCTAAATGCTCGCGAAAACTTTATCGACACAGCACAACGCCGTGATAGTATCCTTAAACTAGCACGCCTAATCAGCTATAATCCTAAACGTAACATTAACAGCAAAGGCTATTTAAAATTTGAAAGTGTTAGCACAACAGAAACTATCTATGACAGCAATGGCCTCGATCTTAGTGGATTAGTAATAAACTGGGCTGATGCTGGTAATGGTAACTGGTTAGAACAATTCACTCTGATCTTAAATGCCGCTATGGTCAACAATCAAAGCGTAGGCAAACCCAGTAGTAGCCAGATTATTAACGGTATTACCAACGAAGAGTATCAGATCAATCTAGTACCTAATATATTAGCTAGATTTCCGTTCTCGGCTACAGTAGCCGGTACACAGATGACATTTGAATCAGTTAGTCCTACCAGCAGTGGCAAAACCTATATATATGAAGCCAATCCTTACTTAAATGCACCGTTCAACATCTTATATAAAAATGACAATCTAGGTAATGGTAGTATTAATACAGGATTCTTCTTATACTTCGTACAAGGCACATTACAAAGCCAAGATTTTAATTTTGCTGAAAGTATTCCTAATCGTGTATATAGTTTGAATACTAATAATATCAATAACACTGACGTTTGGCTATACAGTCTAGACAGCAACGGTAATTTAGATATCCTATGGGAACAAGTTCCAGCAGTAGCTAATACTAACGTCATTTATAATCAAAGCCAAAATCGTAATATCTATCAGATAAACACACGTGCAGGAGATCAAATCGATCTAGTATTTGGCGATGGTAGTTTTGCTAATCTTCCACAAGGTAATTATAGATTATATTACAGAACTAGTAATGCTTTACAATATAAAATAACTCCAGACGAAATGCAAGGAGTTATTGTTCCGGTGAATTATGTTAGTGCCGGTGGTCGTGTAGAAACACTGAATATTTCAGCTAGTCTACAATATACTGTAGCTAATGCTACTACACGAGAAAGCCTAGACGATATCAAACAGAAAGCACCACAACAATACTACACACAGAATCGTATGATCACCGGTGAAGATTATAATATTTTACCTTATACCTTATTCAATGACGTGCTTAAGATCAAAGCTGTAAACAGAACAAGTAGTGGCATCAGTCGTTACTTGGATGTGATCGATGTTACTGGCAAATATTCTAGCACAAACATCTTTGCACAAGATGGTATGTTGTACGAAGACACATTTATCAACACATTTAGTTTTGATTATAATACTACAAATGATATCTATCGCGTGATCTATGATCAAGTGCAACCCATAGCAGAAGCACCAGAGACCAAACAATTTTTCTACGCTGACTATCCATTGATAGAACTTAACGACATTTATTGGCATACATCAACAACTATCGCTAATGGATCAACTGGATTTTTCGTTGATGCCAGTGGTAAGATCCTACAGATTGGATCGGCTGTAACTAGTAGTAATCGATACATCGCCCAAGGATCAATAGTGCGTTTCTCGGCAGGTCCTCCACCGAGTCCTGGTAATTTGCCCTCTTACTTCGATGCTAATAACTATGTTAAAGTAGGAACACCAAGCCAACCAGGTGACAAATACTATATCTATGCGGCTGTTGAGCTAGTAGTTGGTGACGGAACTAACGGTGGTCAAGGTAATTTATCAAGTGGACAAGGGCCAGTCACCATCAACGCTGTAATCCCTAGCATTGGTCTTGACTTGTCAGAACAAACTATCATAGGTGATAAAGTATTTGCGGTATTCAACAACAATTTTCCTAATAGCCTAGTAGCGCAGATGGTCAGCTACATACAAGCGTTTGCTAATTTTGGTCTGCGCTATGACGTACAATCTAGCACCTGGAAAACGATTACACCTCAGGATCTAAACACTGTAGATGCATTTAGTTTGACTAATGCAGGTGATACTAGTGGTCAAGCACTCGATTCTAGCTGGATTATTGCATTTGAAACAGTAGGACAAACCTATACTGTTAGTTATCGTGGTTTAAATTATGTTTTCCAAAGCGTACAAGAAACCAATTTCTACTATGACGGAACTACTAAAATTTTCGATGCTGCTACTGGAATCACAGTTCGAGATCAAATTAAAGTATTAAAAGTCAACAGCAATCCTGATAATGCTAATCCACTAGCTTTAGATTATATTTGGTATGTTTACAAGAGTGTTACCAACGTTGATGGTTATGTGGATATCAACAAGATATTACTAACATTCTCAGATAGTGATAACGATGGTATCCCAGACAATCCCGAATTGTTTGATCTGATCGTTAATCCAACAGTTAACACCAACAGCAAATATGTTTACTTCAAACAGACCGTGGGCTATGATAATTTTGCAGTACAGGAACCTGTAGACAATACTACGGTAGTATCTATTTACAGTTCACTACGAGATGCACAGATAGCAGCAACACTATATCAAAATGGACAGTTGTTCTATATACCAGCTGACAATAAATTCTACAAACTCAGCGTGAGTGGAGCGGTATATACCTTAGTAGAGCAAACAGGCTCTAACGGTACCGATTTCTACACAGCCAAATTTGGTCGCCAAAGTCTATATTTCCAATATCGTCATAACAGTCCTAACAATCGTCGCATTGATCCAAGTCCAAACAACATCATTGACTTGTATATCATGACACAGCAATATGCCACTGACTATATCGCCTGGGCACAAGATATCACCGGTACGATAGTAGAGCCTACCGCACCAAGCAGTGAAGAATTAGAAACAAACTACAACACACTAGATAATTACAAAGCCATCAGTGACACTATTATCTATAATCCAGCGGCGTTTAAACCTCTGTTTGGCAGCAAGGCGATTCCAGCACTCCGAGCTACATTTAAAGTAATCAAGAATCCCAATGTTGTCGTAAGTGATAATGATATTAAGACCTCAGTGATCGCAGCCATCAATCAATATTTTGATATTGCAAATTGGGATTTTGGTGAAACATTCTATTTCAGTGAACTAGCGGCTTATCTGCACGTGCAATTAGTACCAAAGATTTCCAGCATCATCATAGTACCAGCCAACGAATCAGAAGTGTTTGGTAGCTTGCTGCAGGTAAATGCCAACATCAATGAGATTATTACCAGCTGTGCCACAGTTGATGATGTTAAGATTATTTCAGCAATCACAGCAGCACAAATTAATACCACTGGTATAGTAACTACAGTTTAGGGCATAAGATGGCAATCAGAAAGACACAGACATTTTTACCACAGATATTCCAAACTGACACGAATCAAAAATTCTTGTCGGCTACCATGGATCAATTGGTCAGTGAACCAGATCTGCAGACCTTATATGGATATATTGGTCGTAAATTTGCTCCTACATTTACCAGCACAGACAGTTATGTGATTGAATCTACAGTAGATCGACAAAATTATCAGCTTGAACCTAGCATAGTAATTAAAGATGAACAAAATAACATAACTTTCTTTGCTACATATCTAGACTTACTAGCTAAGATTCGTTACTATGGTGGTATTACCACAGATCAGAGCAGATTATTTGAACAAGAATATTACACATTTGATCCAATGATTAGTTATGACAAGTTTGTTAACTTTAGTCAATACTATTGGTTACCTAATGGACCTGACCCAGTAGAAGTCAGTACCAGTGGCGTTGACCTAACAGTGACCTACACTGTAGAAAGAGATGCGCCCAACAACAGATATGTGTTTAAAAATAATGGAGTTGTTGATAATAGTATTATTCTAGCTCGAGGTGGTGTTTATGAATTTATAGTTGACCAACCAGGATATCCTGTATGGATACAAACAGAGTTAGGTACCAACGGTACATTAATAGCAACACCAACACTAAGTTCACGCGATGTGCTCGGAGTGGAAAACAATGGCACAGATCAAGGCACTATAACATTCCGCGTGCCACAATCAACAGCTCAAGACAGATTCTTAAGCATGCCTATTGCAGCTGAAGTTGCCTATGCCGCACCATTGCCTTATTATGCATTACAAAATAAAACAGTCAGTCAATTCCTTGCCGCATATCCACAATATGGTGGGATCACCGGACAATTAAACGGTAAAGAACTAATATTCATTGACAGCAGTGCCTATGACAATCTAGGTGAGACTGCTTGGACTAATCCTATAGTCAGCTATGGGTCACAGACTGCTAATGTAGCTAATATAGCCGCAGTTGGCGGAGTAGGCACTAACAAGATTAAATTAGAATCAACACAAAATGTCTATGCAAATCTGGTCATATCAGGCACAGGCATCACAGCCGGCACTACTGTAGCTAATGTAGATGTAAGTAATCTGACCGTAACTCTAAGTAGTAATTTAACTGCAAATGTCTCAGGCACTTACTCATTTACTAGCACCGCTTACAATTCAGGATATGTAGTCCCTGATAATCAACGCTTTGACGTATGGAAAGTAGTCTATATTGATGCAGGTATTACCAATACAAACGGTGATGTTGATTACCTAGTTCAGTTAATCCAAACAGACAACATCAACACAGATGAAAAAGTCTATATTAAGTATGGTCTGGTCAATGCTAATAAAGAATATTACAAAGATATTGATGGATTCTTTAAACAAGTACCACTTATCACAGCGACATTGAACAATTTATGGGTCCAAGATGAGACTGCAGGTAACTTGTATCAACCAGTCCAGATAGTTGAATATGCTGGATGGAATATTGATGTTACTACAGAAATCATTGGCCAACAAAACTATACCAGTCCTAACGGAGTAGAGTTTACTTCAGGATTAAAAGTCCAGTTTGGTGATGATGTAACTCCCGCTCAATATCAGAATCGACAATACTATGTTGAACAGGTAGGCGACCTAGGTGGTGGAATCCAACTAGTACCAGTCGACGAATTAGTAACTCCGGAATCCTATAATGATGAAAATATCACAAACTATCCTATCATAAGAATAGTATTAAGTGAGCAAGTAACAGAAAATATCCCAACAGGCACGATCATAACGATTGGCACCACCAGTGTGTTAATTTATGAAGAAGTGATCATTGGTAGAAACTATATCACTACGTTGACTAATATTAGCCAAGATGATATTGGTGCTGTAGTGTCCGGCGCAGGTATACCTACAGGCACTATAGTTGGATCTATTCGCTATGACACAGTATTCCCAGATTATATAACTATTAATAGAGCGAGTATAGATCGCAACGCATGGTCACGTAACAATCGTTGGTATCACGTAGATGTGATAATCGCTGCTGCTGAATATAACAGCGTGCAACCGATATTTGATCAAGGTAGTCGAGCACAGCGTCCTATCGTGCAGTTTGAAACTAATATACAATTACTCAATGATGGTCGTGTTGCTAAAGCACCAATAGATGTCTTAGATACTACCACATTAAATGCCTTTACAGAATTACAAGGAAAGACCTATACCACAGCATTTGGTGTTACATTATTTAATGGTCTGCGTGTGGTTTTTGCTGCTGATCTAGATCCATTGGTCAACAGCAAAATTTATATTGTTAATCTTGTTCAATACGATGTTGATGCTAACGGGTTACCAACTGGACCCGAATATATTAATTTGACACTAGCTGATGATGGTGAGGTAGGACCATATTCTACTACGGTAGTTAAATCTGGCAGATATAAAGGAAGCCAATGGTGGTATGATGGGGTGCAATGGAATCAAAGCCAACAGAAAACCAGCCTACAGCAAGCACCATTGTTTGATGTGTTAGACACCACAGGCAAAAGTATTTCAACATATCCTCGTAGCACATTTGTAGGCACTAAGATATTTGGTTATGTTGAAGGTACAGGCGCGAATGATCCGGTATTAGGTTTCCCGTTAAGTTACAAAACATTCCAAGCACAAGGCGATATTAAATTCCAAAACTATTTTAATATAGATACATTTGACTATGTAGATGAGTCTGGAGCAATCGTTACCAAGCTGATTAATCTAAACTACTTACAAAAAATACAAGATGCAGAAACATTAACACCTAAGAACACGTGGTTAACCGTACCAGAGAACAGTAGACAGTATCAACAAATCAGTTATATCTATGATGGTATAAACAATTCATTTAAGATTGATATAACTCCTAATACTGCGGCAAGTATTCCTAGTATTAAAGTGTTTCAAAACTTTGTATATCTGCAGACGGATAAATGGTCATTGGTCAATGATGAGGTCACTGTATCTGCTGAATTAACAGCAGGTGATCAGATTGATATCTTGATATACAGTTCTGAGATCAGTAAACTAGGATTCTATCAAGTTCCACAGAATTTAGATTTAAATGCACAGAACATTGATATTGATACCCTTACACTTGGTCAGGTACGTAACCACTTAGTAGCTCTAGCACAAAACAGTACTATCCTAATAGGTGATGTCCTAGCACAGAGCAACTTACGTGACATTGACATCAAACAACAAGGCGGCACGATTCTACAACATAGTGCGCCGACACCTTATGCTAGCTTGTTCTTGATTGATGATAATGCAAATTTTGTTAGTAGTCTGAGATTCGCTCAACAAGAATATACCAAATTTAAAAATAAATTTCTAGAGCTCAGCACCAGCTTAAATGGAATTGATGCTAATGATCCGGTTGCTAGTGTTGATTTAATATTAAATAAAATTAATCAAGTTAAAAATAAAACATTCCCATGGTACTATAGTGACATGGTACCGTACGGACCATTGAAAAATATCGTGGGACAGATCGGTGATATCGATGGATTTGAAATATTTGATCCTTTAAAACTAAACTATGAAATCACAGAAATATTTAACGATCAAGAATTAAGTAATCTAGCAGTATTGATCTATCTTAATAATGTTCAATTGACCAAAGGCGTTGATTATAACTTTAGCAAAGATACTCCAAGTATTAACTTTACCACAGAACTTGCTGTGGGGGATATAGTTAAGATCGTAGAGTATTCGAATACCGACGGTAACTATATTCCAGAAACTCCTAGCAAGCTAGGGTTATGGCCAACATTCATCCCTGAGATATTCTTAGACAACACTTATAGAACACCTACTAATGTAATTCGTGGACATGACGGTAGCATCACACCTGCGTTTGGTGACTACAGAGATAATTTCCTATTAGAATTAGAATTACGTATCTATAATAATATCAAGTTACCACAGAATTCTACATTTGGTGATATATTCCGTGTAATGCCAGGTAAATTCCGCAATAGTGATTACTCACTTGCTGAGATCAATCAACTAATTAGTATAAATTTCTTAAACTGGATCGGCAATAATAAACTAGATTATTCAACCAATGATACGTTTGATGCCAATGATCAATTTACTTGGAACTATGCAGATTCTACAGATAGGATTGATGGAAGTAAGTTGCAAGGTTCGTGGCGTGCCTGTTATCAATACTTCTACGATACGATCCGCCCACATATTACCCCATGGGAAATGTTAGGATTTGCTACTGAGCCAGACTGGTGGCAGGCATTCTATGGTCCTGGACCATATACAGGTGGTAACAAACTATTGTGGGATGATCTTGAAGCAGGATTAATACGCTACGGGGATCGTGCAGGTATAGATCTAAATTATGCACGTCCAGGATTAAGTGCAGTTATACCTGTTGATGTCAATGGTAATTTACTAAGTCCGGCACAGGCTCTATCACAATCATTCAACAGCAAGAGATCAGCAAGTTCTTGGGCTATTGGACAATATGGTCCTGTAGAATTTGCCTGGAGAACCAGCAGTGAATATCCGTATGCTGTCCAACAGGCATTAGCATTAGCTAAACCAGGCAAGTATTTTGGATCATTGATAGACACATATAATTACACACCATTGAATTTGCTAAACGATCGAGATGAACTAGCAGATGGAACTGTTACTGGCTCTGAACAATATCTGACTCGTACTACCAATCATCACATCACGCAGGATGCTATTGATTTCAATGGAGATATTACAGCTGGATCAGTATACCGAGGTGCAGGTTATTTAAACTGGATCGCTGATTATTTAACAAATTTAGGTATCACACCAGCTAATTATTTACTTCCGTTAATAAGTAATTTCCAAGTTAATCTTGGATATAAGGTAGCAGGTTTCACTGATCAACGTTATCTAGAAGTTCTAGCAGAACAAGTCAGCCCAACCAGCACCAATGCCAGCGTGTTAGTCCCTGATGAGAATTATAAGGTTTATCTTAACGAAAATCCAGTTCCAATTGATAAGATAGTCTACAGTGCCGTGATCGTTGAAAAAACAACTAACGGTTACAGTGTGCGTGGATATGATTTGTTTAACAGCTACTTTACTATTATTCCTAGCGTCGTTAATTCTAATGCCAGCAGAATAACAGTCCAGAATAAATCTGCTACTATTTACAATAACTATCAGAATCTAAAACTACAGGTTCCTTATGGTTATGAATTTACTACCCCACAACAAGTAGCAGATTTCTTAGTCAGCTATGAACGCTTCTTGATCGCACAGGGCTTTACATTCACTGAGATGGATCCAACATTAAATGAGATCCGTAACTTTAAATTAAGTGTAAAAGAATTCTTGTATTGGACACAACAAGGCTGGAAACCAGGCGCTATTATAGTTTTAAGCCCAGTGGCAGAAACTATCAACGCTATCAGCGTAGATGCTATTACCTCAGGTATCGAAGACAGCCAATACGGTAGCAAGGTATTAGATCAGAACTTTAATCTAATTAAAAATAATAATTATACAGTGGTTCGAACACCGAGTACATTTAAACTTAGTTTAAATAATTCAGCCAGCGTGATAGGATATCTTGAAGTTGATTTAGTTCAATACGAACATGCATTGATATTTGATAATACCACAGTGTTCAATGATGTTATATATCAACCAGAAAGCGGCAATAGACAGTATCGATTAAAACTTATAGGACAAAAAACAGCGGGGTGGGATGGCAGTTTAAGTCCGGCTGGGTTTGTTTATAGTTCGGGAGTAGTTGATCAGTGGAATCAAGGTCAGGATTATCTACAAGGTGATTTAGTCCAGTATAAAAATCAATTCTATACAGCCTTGCAAGATATTATCGCTAGCCCACAGTTCCAATTCCAATATTGGCAACAGATCGATGCTACACAAATACAAACAGGTCTACTACCTAACTTCAGCACCTTAGCAGTACAGAGCCAAGGTTATTATGACTCTTATAGCAAGATCCGTGATGAAGATCAATTGAGTTTCAGCCATGCATTAATTGGATTTAAACCAAGGCAGTATCTAGCAGATCTTGGTTTATCTAAAACCACACAGATTGAATTCTACAAAGGATTTATCAAACAAAAAGGTACTGCTAATGCTGTAAACGAAATGTTAACAGCCACATTTAATAATCTATCCAGTGACATTAAGTTTTATGAAGAATGGGCTATGCGGGTAGGTGAATATGGGGCACTAACCAGTAATCCATTTATAGAAATTCCCTTAGATGAAAATGCGTTTGGTGTAAATCCAAGTGTAGCACGTCTTGTCAATGAAGCAGATAATAATCTCGCAGACGGTATTACTACATTTAATAAATCACAACTTTATAAATCTTACGGGGCCTACACCGGTAATATTGCATTAAACAGAACTTCATCCAGCAGCACTGACAATGATATTCCAACCGCAGGATATGTGAACATTGATGACGTTGACTTGACTATATTTGATTTAGCTAATTACGTAGATTTAGATAATAATATAGCTGGCATGGGTAGTGGATATCTTATCTGGACTGCTAAAGATTTTTCACAAGATTGGAACGTCTATCGCGTAACAGAAACAAATAATTCAGTAACACAGGTAGCTAACGCCCTTAACGGCTATATCACATTCACTGCCAATACTCCACATGAATTAGTGGCTGGTGATATATTCTTAGTCAAAGATTTTCTAACAGCATTTAACGGATTCTATCAAGTTTATCGTGTGATGAGTTTAAATGAAGTCATGGTAACCTATACTGGATCAACTGCTAATCTAACTACCTTGCCAGGTAACGGCATGCTATTCCGCATGGATAGTATGCGTTTCCGATATATGGAAGATAGTCGTATTTACGGTCTGACGAATCCACCCAACGGTTGGAAAGTGGGCGACAAGATCTGGATCGATGATGACGCAGAAACCACAGCAGTGCAAGGACAACCATTTGGCACACAACCTAACAATACTTGGAAAGTCTATGAAAAACAAGCACCGTGGGATTATCAACAACAGTTACTAAAATCTTCTGGATCTTATGCAAGTGATGACGGATACGGCACATCACTTAAGATGTCGGCTGATGGACTGATCGTAGTAGCGGGTTCTCCGCAAAGCGGAATAACGGGAACAGTTAACACATTCTTGAAGAACTCTGATGGTGAATTCCTTGAAAGTTTTAGTATCGACCCTTTAGGAGCAAATGCTAGAACATTTGGTTCAGCAGTTGATTTAGCCACCAGATCAGACGGATCAACCACTCTAGGAGTAGGTGCACCCACTAGTTTTATTGCAAATGCAAATGTTGCTGTGGGATCGGTTTACATTTATAATAAAATATTAAACTCCACCACCTTTGAAAGGGGACAAATCTTATGTCCAGGAAATGTGGGAGATTTATTTGGTACTAGCCTGGCATTTAATCAAACTGGTGAATGGATCTATGTGGGTGCTCCTGGCACTAATAGAATGTATGCCTACGGTCTAAACAGATTTATTCCTGAACAACAGCAAATCACTTCAGTAAATAATCGCAATACCTTATTCTTCAGCGGTAATATTACTGCTAGTCCCGGAGACATAGTAACACAACCAGTTACAGGAGCTAGAGCTACGGTTTTAGTAGGAGGTGCCAACGTAAGTAATTTACAAGTCAATACACTTACAAACTTTTATTTTGCCGCAAATATTATTATTGCAAATGTTACCGTTGATGCAAATATCTATATCACCAGCGGAGCATACGTTACAGATACTGGAACACATCCAAATTTAAGTTTAAGCACTTCTTACATTAATAGCATAGAATTAGAATTTACTCCTGCTGTATCTAGTGATCCAAATTCTCTGTTAATAACAAACAGCATTAAGACATTTATTCCTGCAATTGATTATGTTATCACAGGCAATGGTGTTGCAGGATATCCATACGCTGTTAGTTTTATCAGTGGTAATGTTGAACAAAGCGACATAACCATACGCCAACAATCATACTATCAATTGGTAGATACATTACCGATGCCGTCAACTATCAGTAATGTTACCGGTGCAGAATATGGTTTTGCCTTAAGTTCTAGCTTTGGTGGTGAACAAGTTGCTGTTGGCGCACCTAAAGACACAGTAAACGTTGGTGTATTTGCTACAACAACTACCAGCAATATTGAAGCAACTATTCCCGTTGGTATCGCCACAGCGAACATACAATATCAAGGTAACGTAGCTAATCTCACAAGCTATCATGAATATACTGGTGCTGGTGCAGTTTATGTATGGGATCGTGTGATTGAAGCATTTAATACTATAACAGATGCTGTAGTAGGCACAGGCGGTCAAGACTACAGAACAGTTAATCCAATTGCCAGCGTGTATAAAGTTACTTTAGACAACGTTGAAGTTGGAGATTATTTTGTAGCCAATGCCTTAGGTAATGTATCAGGTATACGTGACACTATTAGATTTACTACACCTCCACCAATTGGTCGTGTTATGTTCGTTGAAGTTAATAAATTTAACCTACTGGAAAGAATCGTTGGGGTAGATAGTTTAGAAGGCGGGTTAGATGCCATACAGAAAGATGCCTACTTTGGTACCAGCTTAACAATCTGTTCAAACAACTGTGCGATCTACATTGGCGCCCCTAATTATGATAATGGTACAGAATACAACGCAGGTGCTGTTTGGAAATTCCACAACAGAGGTCGACTATACGGAACCAACACAGGTGCCGCAATAGATCCAATATTCACCCCTGGTGATACGATTCGACTAAATGACTTTGAAGTTACAGTAAGTGGTCGGTTAATGCCAACTGCATTTGATGTAAGTACGGCTACATCTATACTTGGTATACCATCAAACTATGTAAGCGCCAATATACTTGCACTTAGCAGTGATATCGTAGCTAATGTTGGTCAAGTTATAAGTCAAAATTTTGGCAGTGGCTATTATGCTAATGTAATCGTATTAGAAAATACTACTCCGAGCACCAGTAACGTAGTCGTAGCATCTAAATTTATCACAGTAGGTGGTAACATCAGGCTTGGTGGTTACATGACTGCTAATGTATTTAACTATGGTCCTGGTAATGTAGTAACGGTATATGCTAATACCGGTGCAGGATACAACGGTACTATATCATCTGCTTATCCAATGGCCAGCTTAGATAGCTTAGTTTCTGATATTAATTCAGCTGGTATATTAGGCGTGACTGCTGCCGATGACGCTGGTAGATTGAGATTAGATTCTGATGTTACTGTGGCCAAAGACCAACTACGTATTGTATCTGGTGTTCGTCAACCGGGCAGTGATGGTGTATTAGCTGATGCAGAGTTAATCGTGTTTGCATTCATGCAGATCATCATCAACCCATACGGTAATCCAGGTGAATATTTTGGTAATAAGGTTAAGTTAGCAGCTAATGCCTATATGTTGGTTATTGGTAGCCGTCGAGGCACTA